GATAAATTTGCAAAGCCTTTGCTGGACAAACTTAACTGTATGTTTGCGCTTGAGCCTTGTGTGTAAATTGCTGGAGCACCAGCAGAACCAACCGCTGTTAAAAAGTTGGCAGAGCCTGTACCAAGGTTTGTTGTCCCCGTAGCAGTAAGCGTTGTAAACGTACCAGCCGCAGGGGTTGTTGCTCCAATGACTGTGTTGTCAATCGTGCCGCCTTCAATATCTACAGAGGTTTTATTTTGCTCGGCCATTGTTCCCACGCCAACTAGTGTGTGGTCTGCATTCCAAGCCGCAGCGCCGGTTGAGCTAAACGTACTATCGGCTGGTGTGGTGTGGGTAACAACAACTGTCATGCTAAGAACCGGAGTTTGTAGAGCGTGGTCAAATACAGCTCAATGATGTTGTCAATAAGCTGCTGCAATGTCGAGTCAGACTTCTCGCACACATCATATCTTGCCTCTTCTATGTCAGCAAGTTGACCCTGCAAAAACTCAATGATGTTGTTTGTCTTCTTGCCAGACTGTAAAGTGATTGGCCCCATCAGGCCGTGCCGGCCTTGATAGGCTTCAGCAAATGCGTCAGCCAAATCAATGATCTCATCATAAAACGTGCCAAGCGCCATGTGCTTGCTGAAACTGCGAGTGTTCAGATGCACTGAATGAGCTACATCTCTTGCCAAAAACAACTGGCCTACAAAATCTGCTGCTGTTTTCATTGTGGTATTCCTTGCTCAGGCTCACGTATTTCAGGCATCATCAAGTTCTGTGACTCCATGGCCGCAGCCACGACACCCATGGCGATGTCTTGAATCTGCTCCTCGCTCATGCCGGCCTGCACTGCTGAAATACGCTGAGTCTCTGCGCTGTAGGCTTTAATCTCAGCCTCAAACGTCTTAATGTCCAAGTCGCGCGCTTCCATGGACTGCTGCACGTTTTGAAGCATCTGATACATGTTTTCCATCTCTTGACCCATGGCCTGCATCTGCATCTCAGCAGCTTGCAACTCAGGCGACTTATCGCCGTCTTCCATGAGCTTGGGATCAATGGTCTTGGCAAAACGTTTGCTCATTTCCTGAGCGCCTGGCCAGTCCATGTTCTTTACAAACAAGTCGCCAGCCACCTGCCACAGCTGTGGGTTGCCTTGCAGCAACTGAGCCATAGCTTCCAAAGCCTCTTGACGCTTGGTTGCATAGCCTGGGCCAGTCGTGGCCACCACGTCGTACTTGCCAACGCCTGGGTTGTAGATCTTTTCGATCACCACGTCAGGGTTGTTCATGTCGCGGATTTCTTTGACCGGTTCCTCTTGCTCAGGATTGATCTTGACCATTTTCGTTTCGCCGTCTTCACCAATGATGCGGGCAATACGCTGAGTGTCGTAAATCTTAGGGATTAGGTCAACCAATTGTCTTGCAACGTGTCTTACAGCACGGGTCAAGTTGTCACCGTAGTGGTATGTACCTACGTCGCCCTCACGCTGGCGAGCCAAAATGGCTTTGCCTGAGCGTTCGTTGGAACCCATGCCCAAAGAAGCGTTGTACTGGCCCGTTGTGGACTTAATGTCCTCAGATGCGCCAGCTTTGGCCTGTAATAGACCGCTAGAAGCCATTGGCGGCTGTGCGCGCTGGGGTAGTGGCAACACGGCGCCTTGGCCGTCTGTAACGTCTGGATTGACCTCTAAATAAGGCCAATTGTTGGTGTTAGCCGTCTTCCACTTGTCTTCGTAGCCCTCAAACTGGCCACCGTAGCCAATAAACGGTGCTTTAGGCGCCAAAGCAAGCATCTCAGCTTCTTGTGACACCCAATAGTTGTACATGCGCTGGGCATCTTTGGCGTTACGCACAAGGCCGCTGACGTAGAGGCGTCCATCAACCTCAAACTCATTGCCAACCACGCGGATAACGGGGATCCACTTACCGGCCCAGTCGTTTTGCTCCAAGATTTCATACCCGTTGATTTTGCAATACTTGACCTTGGGGTTGACCGACTCGCGTGTGCGCTTGGGCTTGCCGTAGACTGCCTTCATTTGGTCGTCTTCAGCCGTACCGGCAAAGGCTGTCTGCCCGCCTGGGTACATGTTCAACTTGGCTTTTTCGTAGTCAATGTAGTAGTAACTGGCAATGCGTACAGTGTCCTCATTGAGCCAATTGCTGATTGACTGATCACCAACACCGAGCGACTGCAAGGTAGAGATAGGCGCAGCGTCTGGGTACTGGCGCTCATACTCTGCTTTGGTCAAATCTTCGGTGATAAAGCAATATTTAGCATCTGCACCCGTTGGGTCTTGGATCAATGGATCCATGTACACCGAGAATGAGTTGCGAATGCGGCCAATCTTGATGTCTTGATCAAACGTGTTAGGTTCGCAATACTCAGTCATCAGCGTGATGTAACCTTCGCCGTAAGCGACTTGGTTTTCACACGCTGTGTCGTATGCTACATCCGCATCTGAGATGTATTCGATATGGCGAATCATGCCGTTGAAGATCTCAGCCACCTGCACGTCAGCGTTGTCGTCCACGGGGATGACCTTAGCGCCTGGGCGGTTTTGACGCATGTCATTCGTCACTTGACGAACGTGTTGCGGCAGTTTGTTGATCGTGAGTGTTGGTCGGGCGTTGATCGTCTGACCCTGCACCGCACCGCGAGTGGCCAATACGTCAGCAGGCCACTGCCAGTGGTTGTCTGGTGAGCCTGCATAAAAGCGCAGGTCGTCGATTTCGTCTTCCCGTGACTCAGCAAGGGCAGAAACAGCCATGTCTAGCCTAGCGCGAGCAACGGTTAAAATGTCCGAATCGCTTTTTGGTGGTTTACCACCAGCCGCTACGTTAGCAACGGCGACCATGCCTGTTGAATCTGCCATATTATTTCTTTTTGGCCGTCTTGGCCGATTCTTTGAACGCCTTGGCGGTAGGGGCGCCCTTGTCGCCGGGGCTGCGCATCTTCTCTTTGCTGCCAGCGGCTATGCGCTCACGTTTTGCGTTGATATTTGCGTAGAGTCCAGGTTTAGTAGCCATTATGATCCCATCCAAGAAGTAGTCACCACGCTTCGATCTGAATACATGCGGCGCTGCGTGGGTTCACGCGCCTCACGGTGGGCCACAGGGTATGCAAAAGTCACACAAATCGCGTCTGCCGCGTCTGGTGAGGCCAGCCCCCGTGCCTTCATGTCCTTTTTCGACTCCAAGAAGATTGTACCCTTAGAGTCGGGCTTCATCATAGGTGAAATTAGATCAGTTTTGAGAAATCTGTCAAGCGGAATTGATGCCGTTTTGAGCCAATCTTTCATCGACCCCCACATTTCAGCCCTTTTGTTACCGTACATGATGGGATTCTTAGACTTATTACCAAAGTTAATGCCCTTGACCTTGTAGCGCTGCTCTTTGAGCCTGTCCACGATGCCTGCGCCCAAGCCCCCTTCGTCAATCACGACCAAGGTCGGCTTAAATTCCTCTATCACCTCAATAATATGCCCCACCACCGTCATGGTGTCGTCGCCCCTGTGCCTGTCAATCCGCACAATATCCCGACCTTGGCGCACTGCAATGACTGTCGCATCAGCGCCGAACCTAGCAGGGTCGACACCGATCACTATCGGAGCGCTGGCGTCCTGATACTGCGGCCTTTTCATCGCCTCATCGACTAAGAAAGCGCCAATGAACTGATCGTCGCCCTCAGACGGGAACTGACCGTACACCTCGACGTGCGCCTGCGCTGAGTCTGGGCCGTATTCGTCAATGATGCCCTGATACACCTGTTTGTCTGTACCTTCGACAGTCCTAGCGTCAACTACCTTGGTATTCCAAAAGCCTCGTTTGCTGTTAAACGTTTCGTAGAAATACCCCGTGTTACGCCGTGGGTTGCTGAACGCCATCCAAAACCTGTTGGGCGTGTTTTCAGTAAAGAAACCAGCCGTTACAGCCCAGATTGAGTCTTCTATACCAGACGCTTCGTCAAACACGACCAGCACACCGTCGAAGTTGTGCACGCCCGCGTACGCGTCAGGATTCTCCGCTGACCACAGCCGCCCCTCAACGCCCCAGTAGCGTGTGCCCTTCCTGAGATCACGCTCGACTAATTCGGTGAGCCACTTAGCCGGCATGAGGCGGGTTGCGCTGACTTCAAACCAATGGCTGTTCAACGACATGGCCAGCCACTTGGTTATCTCAGCCCAAGTGACAGATCTGAGCTGTGATTCTGAGTTGGCCGATATGATGGTGGTTGAGCCAATCCTTGTGGACAGCATCCAGATCGTGATCCAGCTGACCAACGCCGACTTACCAATACCACGGCCTGAAGAGACTGCGCTTCTCAGCGTGTCAAAGTCTATCTTGCCCTGGTTCTGCTTAATATGATCGCCGATCTGCTGCAAGACCTCACGCTGCCACTTGCGTGGGCCTTTGAAGTGCTCCAGTGGCGTGCCAAGTTGGCCCCAAGGAAACGTAAACATTACAAACGCCAGTGGGTTGTCCTTGATCGCTGGCGCCCATAGGCGTGCCATCAGCTCCTGTTCGTCTTCAGCGCTGTATATGGTCGATTGCATCTTGCTCCTTGGCCTGTACGTCAATCACATCTAGCCTCTTAGCCGCCTCGGCCAGCGCGCCTGTGATGGATATGCGCTGATCCACTTCGACAGATATGGCCTGCTTGGCCACCCAGCCGTGCTGGTGCTTCAAAACTTCTAACGCCATCTTAGCGTCGCCCTCTAACGCGGCGCTTCTGACGATATTGGCCATCTCTATCTCACCGTCGGCTTTGCCTTTTTGCGCAGCTATCTCCACAACGGGGTCAAGTTGCGTGAGTTGTCGGTATTCGGTGGGCAGCATGCCGGCGGCCAAGGCTAAGGAATCACCTTTAAGGCCCAGCTTGGCGGCGTCATATACCGCCTTTAAGCGTGACTCTGTTGCCTGCACATTGCGCGGCGTGAATGGAATTGAATAGAACATAGGCTCTCCTGCACTTAGCTTTAAAGTGTGTGCGTGCAGTTTACAACAAAATAAAAAATTGTTCACGACCCGTACGTTTCCGCTGGCCCTATGCGCTCGGCCCTACCCATCCCCCTACTAGTATTATGGTTATTTTTATGTGCCTGCTAGCCTTTGGGTCATTTGGGTCATTTGGGTCACGGTTTTAAATTGCAAGCTGGAGCCAGCATGGCCGCCAATTATTGGGTCATTTGGGTCATGTGTTTTTATATGCATGCCGTCATTTGGGTCATTTGGGTCATGTGTTTTTGTGTGACCCAAATGACCTAAAAGCGCAGATCTGGCGCCTGGGGGAATTCCCGGCTTTGGGTCATTTGGGTCATTTGGTCATCGTTTTAAAATTGGCGCCGGTAGAGTTGTCAACATGGCGTTACACTGTACTTATATACAGTATATAAATTATTGATGTTATCTGTAAACAATGACCCAAATGACCCAAAACCCTAGAATTGTGAGCGCGCATGCTGGCTGGCGCTTAGGTCATCGCAGCGCAAATACATAACCTAAGCGCGACCCAAATGACCCAAAGTTATGCAATTTTTGCATACTTGCAAATAAATGCTTGACAGTGTAAATAATTCCCTTACAATAGCTACACTGGCAAACAAAAAGCCGGTATCAACTAACCTAAAGGCAAACAATGATCTACTCACACATTTTCAAAGCGCGCAAAGAGTCAGGATACAAATTTATCTGCTATATAACCGCGACGCCAGCGCTGCAAGGCGCGCCGATAGAGTCGGCATATTTTGACAGCAAAGTGGCCGCTAAAAAGTGGGCCGCTGCTAAAAACACGAAGGCATGGAACTATTAAACCAAACCGGCCGGCTAAGCGCCGGCCAATAACTTAAAGGCAAAACAACATGAAAAAAGCATTATTAGATATCCTGGCCGCCGTCGTTATCGCTGGCGCTTTGCTTATCGGCGCCTTGGCGTATTTTGATATATTGGTGAAATAACATGCAAGTACATCTCACACTTAAAAGCGCGAACGTCAAAA